CAATAGATACTAGGAATTCAATTCGAGCAGCGTTCGTTCATGATGCACTTTATTATCTGATTAGAAACGGTTATCTTGATCAAGAATGGAAGAAGTATGCAGACAAACTATTCTATGAGATATTGCTTGAAGATGGCATGGGGAAACCTCGTGCATATATTTGGTACTGTGGAGTAAGGTGGAAAGGTGCGGAGTCATTATATCCTTCTAAAGAAAAACCAGTCTTGAGGGCACCATGATATTACGAGATGGAAGTGAAGTACTTGACTCACGGTTTGGGCTTATCAAGCAAGATGATCCGGTTGCAACGTCATTGTTTGCTGCACCACCTCCGGATGGTGGGATTGATCTTAGCAAGCGCGAATTGATTTCTAAGAAACGAATCAAGAAGTTCGGTGATCCGTTACTGAATCAAGAACATTGGTCAGCATGTGCAGGCATGACAATGACGGCTGCACTTGAACATGAACCTGGAATACGAACCATTGGCAGTGAATGGGGAATAAACTTTTATTTTGATGCACAAGATCATGACGAGTTTCCAGGTAGCGAGCGTCCGGGCAGTTCTATAAAAGGATATGGCACTAGCATGTTGGCTGTTTGTGAGGAGGCCAAGCGGCGAGGCTTAATCAAATCTTGGCATAGAGCATATACTATTGAAGAAGTAATTATTGGGCTTGGCTATTATTCATGTCCACTGTTTGGGTTTACTTGGACTAAAGGAATGGCTGATCCAGATTCAAAAGGTCTAAGCCATCCGACTGGCAAGAGAATTGGAGGTCATGCACATCTTGGGACGTTTGTAAATTTGCGAGATGAACTGATCGGTGGACCAAACTCATGGTTCGAGTGGAACAAAGTAATGCATGGCTTCTGGGTTATGAAAATCTCTGATGTTGAGAACAGGTTGCATCACGGTGGTGAGTGTATATTTATTGAAAAAGTATGATTACTCTGGCCTGATGACCGTAAAGGACGAGTGGAATGACCGAAGAGCATAAAGTAAAGTGTACTTTTGGAGATGATGGCATGTGTGCGCTGCATGGAGTTGAAGTGGAGCGCAGAAAAGGTATGGAGATACTAATTTCCAATATTCCAAAGATACTTACGTGGCAGAATAGGATTGTTGGATGGTCTTTGTTGGTTACTGTTTTTGTAGCTGGAGCTTATGCATATATAACTGACATCAAGAATGAAATGAAACGAGAGTATGCTGCAGGAATTGGGGCTACTTCGGTTGAGATTAAAATCATCACAAAGCAACTTGATCAATTATCTACTGGGCAGGCAAGAGTTGAAGAACGTTACGAAGCGCTGTTACGATCACTTACGGAGATGAACTCGAGTATTAATACGCTTACTTATTTGCAATTCGACTCTGAAGCAAGGAAGGAGAAGAAGATTAAATGAGCACTGTTGAGAGGATTCAAGAATTGTTAAATTGTGCGAATCGAATTCCTGAAAGAGATGCAGCTGGAATAATAACTGCAGCCGGCATTGATGCAAAGGTTCAGGCAGAAGCACTTACACAATGTTTGAAGATTGCTCAGGATGAGGAGAGGAAGCGTGACCTTAAATGATGCATTAAAGTTTGTAGTTTTGCCTGGGTTAACTTTGCTTCCAGGCAGTATGGATACACCGGCAGCTAGAGCTATGCTTCTAGCAATTGGAATGCAAGAATCGAGGTTTGAGCATAGACGACAAGTTGGTGGGCCAGCGAGAGGTTTCTTTCAGTTTGAGTTACATGGTGGAGTTACTGGAGTTTTAAAGCATCATAGTTCTAAGATATTTGCATCAAGTGTACTTAAAAAATTACACTACGATCTGAATGCAAGAGACGTTTACGAAGCTATTGAGCATAATGATTTGTTGGCCACAGCATTTGCAAGACTTCTACTCTGGACATTGCCAGTAAGTTTGCCAGGACCTAATGATTATGATCATTCTTGGATGCAATATCTTTCTGCCTGGCAGCCAGGACAACCGCATCGTGAGACTTGGAATACCTTTTACTGGCAGGCATGGAGTGAAGTAATGGCAGTTAGTCAAGGAGACTATTGAAATGTACGTGATCATTATTGATCCGGCGTTATGTGTAGATTGTGGGAATTGTGAACGAAGATTGCCTGGATTGCATTCTAAAGCTACTAATAATCAATTACTAGTTAATGAAGATAATTCAGCTGTTGATTTTGTAGCTGTGTTTCGGGCTATTGGAGATTGTTTGACAGAGGCATTGAGTATTCGGAGGTTCAATGGCTGATCAACTCGATGTAGCGTGGGAATTATCTGAGATGCACTTGAAAGAAGCTTTGGCCAACCGGAAGTCTTTCTATGGAGAATCCAGAACACATTGCATGGACTGTGAAGAGCCAATTCCTGAAGGAAGACGAAACGCTGTGCCTGGCTGTCAATATTGTGTTAGGTGTGCTGAGGAGTTGCAGGGATGATCAAGCAAGGGGGAGTATATCAAATTGTCAATACCGAGAACGGCAAGCGGTATATCGGGAGTGCTAAGTGCTTTCACGCCCGGAAGGGGAAACACTTGAGTGCCCTCAGTCTTGGCAAACATCACGCAAAGCACCTACAGTCCGCGTTTCGGAAGTATGGGGATGCCGCATTTTCATTCAGCATACTTCTGGTATGCGCCCCCGAAGATCTTTTGTTCTACGAGCAGCGAGCCATTGATGGGCTACATCCGGAGTACAATTCCAGTCCTACAGCGGGTAATACTTTGGGAGTAAGATGCAGCCCTGAGCGACGACAGAAGATAAGTGCAGCGCATAAAGGTAAGGTCCTCACAGAGGAGCACAAGCGGAGTATAGCCCTCGGAGGAACTGGAAGAACGCCTTCAGAGGAGACTCGGGTTAAATTGGTTGCCGCAGCTCAAGCTAGGGCAAACGACCCAGAGTGGCGCCGGAAGATCAGTGAGGCGAAGATGGGAACACACATTTCCGAGGAGCATAAAGAAAAACTTCGGAAAGCTCGAACTGGAGTTCCAGCCAATCTCTCTGAAGAAGCACGGCGGCGAAAGAACAAGAAGATCGGCGAAGCCAATAGAGTGCGCGTGATTACGGACCAGCACCGGGCGAATATGAGCGAGGCTCAGAAGAACAAAGCCGGAGTAGCGAAGTACCTATATAAAGGAGAAATGCTTACCATGGCGCAACTCAGTGCTCTGTCGTCTGTAGACAAGGCGGGTGTGAGGCACCGAATGATTGTACTTGGATGGAGCATAGAAGCTGCTGTAGAAACTCCTCGGAGAGGCTCATGAGCTACGAATTTAATTATACCGCACCACCTACGGTGTCAAAAATGATGCGCTCCGACGCGTTCTTTCGAGCCATAAAAGGACCTGTCGGGAGCGGAAAATCGGTAGGCTGCGTTATTGAAGTGTTTCGTCAGGCAATGTTGATGCCTCCTTGTAAGGACGGCATCCGAAGATCGCGGTATATCGTTGTCAGGAATACTCGGCAGCAGCTCAAAGACACTACGCTAAGAACTTGGATTGAATGGATAAAACCAGGGGTCTTCGGAAAATGGAAAGAGTCAGAGATGATCTTCCAACTGAGATTCAAGGACGTAGAGTCGGATATCATGTTCAGGGCGCTCGACTCTCCAGAGGACGTTCAGCGAGTTCTTTCTATGGAGGCCAGTGCAGCATGGATAAATGAGGCCAGAGAAATCCCCTTGGAGATTCTCCAAGCCATCATGAGCCGGGTCGGCAGGTTTCCGAGGAGAGATGATGTGCCTGAGTATCGCAGTTTTGTATTGGCTGATACCAACCCGCCGGAATTTGAGAGCATGTGGTACAAGATTCTCGAGCATCAGCCGATAGAAGAGAACAACCCTGATTCAGTGATGGAGGTAGACTCGTTTCACCAACCGTCCGGAACTTCGGCAGAAGCCGAGAACGTGGAGAATCTCCGACCAGATTATTACCAGGAACTCGCCAAGGGCAAAACAAAGGCTTGGGTGGATACCTACGTGCATGGATTATATGCCCCCTCATTATCTGGCAAGCCAGTCTACCATGCGACCTTCAGGCGAGATCGTCACGTATCGAAAACATCGCTGCCAATCAACCCGTATCTACCCGTAATTGTTGGACAAGATTTTGGTCTCACTCCCGCAGGGCTGTGGATGCAGATGCAGGAGGATGGACGGATATTTGTCCTGCGAGAAACGCCGGCGTTCGACATGGGCACGAAACGGTACATCCGGAGCAGGTTCCGGCCGATGCAAATGACGACCTTCCCAACCAATCCGATCGTCGTGATCGGCGACCCTTCGGGTGTGCGGCGGGCGGATTCTGACGAGGGCACGAGCTTCAAAGAGTTCAAGGACGCTGGATACATCGCCAAGCCGGCATCGACTAATGATCCGGAGGTCAGGATAAAAGCCTTGGATGAGTTGTTCTCAATGTATCCGGATGGAGAGCCTGCCATTCTCATCGACCCAGCCTGCAAGTCGTTCATCGGGGCCATGGCTTCCAGTTATCGATACCCTCGCAAGAAGCAGGCATTCGGGGAAGAGTATGGCGAGAAGCCGGACAAGTCTCATCCCTGCTCGCATCTCGTAGAGGGGGGACAATATGGTGCGATGTTCCTCACCGGCAGAAAATATGATCCTGCTGATTACACAGTTTACGATGACCAGTTTAATCCACTGGCAACTCACAACCCATACCGCCCTGCCCAGAAAGAAGGCTATTAAACCAAGCACTTAAAGAGGCGACAATGAAATACAACTTCGATGAACTGTCCAAGCTCGGCACCCACCTGAAGGGCACCCTCGCCCAGTTCATCAACGACCGGGCTCTCTGCGAGGCGCAGTGGCTGAAGAACCTACGGCAGTACCTCGGCAAGTACGACCCGGAGATCCTCCAGTATATCCAGGAGGAACGCTCCCATGTCTACCCCAGAGACACCAAGGTCAAGATCAAGGGCGGGGTGGCGAAGATGATGGAGATGATGTTCCCGTCCCAGGACCGCAACTGGACCTTGAGT